ATTTGTAATTTACAACATGATGCTTCCATCATTGTTGTTAAATTAAGAATTTTATATGAAATTGGTAAATTATATGATATTAATGAATCTTTAATTTTTTTACTAAAATTTTGTGATGTAAATATTAAAATATGCGTATTAGTACTATCTATACATGCATATTTGTTAATTGAATCAATTAATAATTTTAATAATTCTATATAATTTTGTTGATAAAATACACATGCATAAATAAGATTCATTTCCACTAATACTATTAAATTATAAATCATTTAAATACGTCAAAACAAACACAAATATTAAACTGTCGGTATTATATCTTGTGTAGCAGTTTCTTAAGATGTTATTAATATATTTGTAGGATCACATATTTTTAATGATGTTATTATTTTGTCCCAAACTTCTTCAGAAATTAAATGTTTTAAATCACGTATATCATATAAGAATGCTGCTGTAAGAAGTTTTTCATGCATATTTTCTTCATATGTTTTATTATTTGAGCATAACATTTGCATTATATAAAATTTTTGCCCAAATTGTGTCATATTTGATTGTATTACATATGGTAGCATAAATGTTGTATACAATAAATCAGAATCAGATATATATTTATTAACAACATCTTGGTCTAATTGTTGAGTAGTTGTTATTTTATCAGATATATATTTAAAAAATGATAATGTTTTTTCATTACATTTAATTAATGAAAATCCAATATTCATTATATCATTTTCTAAATTATCTTGCATATATACAACATCAAAACGTTTATATTTTTCAAGATAATTTGCTAATTTATCAGGATTTTGTACTATTAAATCAACATCTGAAAAAATAATATGTTTTCCCATATTATTTTCAATTGCTTTTATAAGTACATTAAATTTTATATTATTTCCTGATAAAAAATGGGTAGCTTCTGGATTATATAATGTACTAAATGCAGATTGTGGAAAAAAACATGGTTTTATTACAAATTTATTACATTCAACTATTGCAGATGCTAATATATGATGAAATATTTCATATTTTGGACTATATACATAATACCATTTAAGTTGATCCATTATTTAATAGTATAATAATTATAATATTAAATAAGTTATAAATAATCACACAATTTATACAAGTGTCGGTAATACATCTCCAGCAGCTGTGCCTAATGGCGCGGATTCCATAATTTCTTTATGATTTTCAGGCAAATTAAGTGGTTCAAAATCATTTTCACCTGCATAATTTTTTGGTGCAAACTCAGATTCTCCTAATTCAGGTACTTCATTGTCAACATACTGAATCTCCTCTGAATATACTGCATCACCCATCGCATCATCTTCCACATCTCCACGTGTAAACAAATTGCGTGGCTTAAAACGGAAAAGCAACTTAGAAAATGACATTATACGATAATTACGCTCTAAAAGCAGTGCTGCAATTAGCATAAATGTTGCAACACCAACTAATGGTCCATAACGAAGTGAAAAGAGCAAAATACCTAATAAGAGAACACGAATGAATGCATAATCCAGAACCATAAAGGATTCATGTGGAACAAATGGAATTGCTATAAAAGCCAGGAACAATACACTTAGGAGAATGAGAGTATCCTGATTCATCTGCTCTGCTCACTATAAATTTGATTTGCTTGTCTTGTCATATTACAAGTACGTGCCATCCAATATGACAACACAAGCCAATATTTATGATTATGAACGAATTCTTACCACTCGCGGTTATGCTATTAAGAAAGCATGCTTAACTGCAGCTCAAGAAGCAAAGCTAAAAACTGACCTATTTGTAAGTGCAAAAGTTCCGGAACGCTTTGCAAAAGCCACAAAACCCTTTCCTATATTTATGGAATCATCCACACGATATTATGTACCACGTGCTTGGGGAACCGAACAATATGGACCTCCACAAGTAAATCTCTTACCGGAAGGTATTGCTCTTCCAAGTACCGTACGTTTTAAAGGAACACCGCATGATTATCAATCTGAAATTTTGGATAAGTTTGAAGAAGCTGGATATCAGGGATTACTATGTGTTCCGTGTGGAAAAGGCAAGACATTTATGGCTCTTGCAGCTGCTGTTAGAGCAGGTCGGCGATTTATGGTTGTAGTAGATAAAGAGTTTTTCCTCAATCAATGGAAAGGAGAAATGGAAGCATTTATTGAGGGGCTGCGTGTAGGGATTCTTCAAGGCAAAAAAGCGGAGATTGATCCCGAGAAATATGATTGCCTCATTTGTATGTTACAAACTCTAGCACTTCATGAATATCCAGAAGGGTACTTCAATGGGTATGGACTTGCAATTTTCGATGAATGCCATAAACTAGGCGCGCCACATTTTAGTAAAGCATTGCAAAAAGTGCAGCCACGCTACTTGCTTGGTCTCTCAGCAACTCCTATTAGAGATGATGGCATGACCTTTGTATTTGAATCGTATTTGGGAAAACCATTCCACTGGGATAAAATTCGTGAACCAGATCCGACCGTAGTTGTACGCGGTGTTCATTTTCCAAGTAAAGATACTGAGTTCCTTGAAGTCCCTGCTAACTGGAAAGGGGAGCCGATTTTGGCTCGCCTTCTCAGCAAAGTTGTAGAGCATGAGCCACGTACACGGCGTATTCTAGATATCCTAAAAGAGATGTGTAGTGACCCTCGTAGAAAAATCCTTGTGCTAAGTGAACGGAAGGTGCTATTAGAGACGCTGGAGATTCTTCTAAAAGCTGAGCTGCCAAAGACTACTGTTGGCTACTATGTTGGTGGCATGAAACAGGAGGACTTGGATACAACGGCTCGTGAATCACAAGTTGTCCTTGCAACATATGCGATGGCAAATGAAGGTCTTAATATTAAGACTCTAAATGCAATTATTTTGGCGTCTCCTCGTAAAAAAGTAGAGCAAAGTACTGGGCGTATCTTGCGAATGCGCCCTGAGGAGCGCAGCATTGAACCGCTAATTGTAGATATTATTGATCCACATGAGACATATAGACGGCAATGGCGAGTACGATTGAGTTATTATAAAAAGTGTGGTTATGACATTCAGGAAGAAGGTCGAACTACACTTGTATCAGCGCCTACAAAGGCAAATGCAGAAGGATGTATGTTCTTAGGAGTTGGCGTTCAGGATGACGAGGAGAGTGTAGAAGAAGAGGAAGAGGATGAGTAAATTTACTTGCGGTTCTTACGGGAAGCCTTGCGACTAGCTTTGCGTTGCTTGCGACTAGCTTTACGATTTTTACGGGAAGCTTTGCGTTGCTTACGACGACCACCCATTACAGAAGCAGTTGCACCATTAATAATAGGATTTTGGGTGGCAGCACCAGGAGAAGCACTATTAGCAGCACCATTAGCAGCAGTAGCAGGCTCAACAGCAGTAGCAGGCTCAACAGCAGCAGGCTCAACAGCAGCAGTAGCAGGCTCAACAGCAGCAGGAGCAGTTGCAGTTGGTTCAGACTTATTTCCAAAAAGACTACGTAAACTAGTACCATAGTCATTATTTTCTTCAACTTCACCTTCACCACCTTCACCACCTTCACCACCTTCACCACCTTCACCACCACGCATCTTCTTGCCACGTTTGCCCCCAGTCTGACCACAGGCAGGGGTGCCCATACGACCACCAACTGGCTGATGGAGCTGGATAGGTGCACCAACAGAATCTAGCCACTTGCTAGACATCTGTGTGTAGCCAGCAGTCTGTTCCTGTAGGAAAGGTGCAGGAGCGAGCTGCCCTCCACGTTGTTTGGCGCCACCCTTAAATGCAGGAGCAGTTAGTTGGGTCGGGCTAGGAAGAGGAGATCCCTGACCAGCCTCGCAAGGAGCACGCATGGCGGTAGCCATCATGCCACCACGGGGACCGAGTGCTTCAAACTCAGCACCCGCCATAACCATGTCATAACGCCCACCGCGTTGCTTGTGCTTGCGCTGAGTACGCTTACCCTTGCATTTGCGCTTACCACCCCCAGTAGTAACACCAGGTAGACCCTTTCCCATAGTACTAGTCATATCAGTAGACATCATACCAGGGCGGCTCAGAGCACCGCAGCTGCTGTAAGGTTCAATAGCAGCATATCCACGTGCAAGCATTTCAGTTCCAAGATGATAACCATTTCCTAATCCACCACCTTGCATTGTATTACGCGCACAACGAGTGCGTGTTCGCTTACGGTTCACCATTCTAATATTAGTCAGAGTATAAAAACCGGGGCTATTAGCAATTAGAGTATGATAAAATTGGACGCAGAGGTGCCTCCAGATTGTGCAATATGTTTAGCACCAATGACTAAAGAAGAATCTTCTAAATGCTTCTGTGGTCATATTTTTCATTTTCATTGTATACAATCATGGGCGCGCAATCAATCTAATTGCCCCCTTTGTAGAAGTTATGTGCCATATATTACACGTCTTCAGCGATTATTTTTAGCTGCACTTGGATATGTTAATTAGCTAGTTCAAAAAATGCGGACGAGGATGTAAGTGGGGTATCATCTGGTAGAATTTTAATAATCTCATATTTCCTAAACTCAGAGTGCCATGCAACTTCCACAGGAAATCCACCAGATTTTGCAGCCATTGTTGCACGTAGGAGTTGACTTTGAGCTAGTTTTGGTACACATGCACGACCAATTAGAATGCCTTCTGAGGATTCTAGATTGTAAGAATCAGGGAGAGGTGTAGTAATATCAAGTCGGCACATTGCATAACGAGCAGTTAGGAGTTGTGTTGTCTTCTTAAGAGCATGTTTTGCAACAGATGGAGGAAGTTTAATATGTGCATTTGCTTCTGCTTCACGAACCTGTGCACCTGCGGATAGTCCAACACGAGCTCCAGGTACTACATAATAGATTCGCCCGCGTGTTGCTGATTCGGGCTGAAAGTCCCAAATTGTACCTGGTTCAGCGGCAGTTAGGAATTCTTGTAGAGGAAGTGGTTCTACAATTGTAAGGTCAAATCCAAGATAAAGTTGTTGTGCAGTGAGTTGTTTGAAACAGGAGGTTAGTTCACGCCACCGTGCTGAAAATGGCTGTGTGCGGAGTGAGGTTCCATTGCGAACCCAAACATCCTCAAAAATGAGACGGCGCTCACCGCGGAGCAGCGTTGCAATGAATACCGAATAGCCGGCTGTTAGGAAGCCGAATGGGATTTGAAAACGAAGAGCATATGGTTCATCACGATCCATATCCCAGTATACAGCTGGCTGACCTGCAGCACCTAGTACAAGAATTCCTGGACGTTCACGTCCTTCGCGCTTCCATGCATACAGTGTCTCATTGGAAAACACATGGCGGTCTTTGGCTTCATTAAAGCGATGACTAATACGCCATTCAGTGCCGAGTAGAGCTTCAACTTGCTGCGCCACGGCTTCTCTTACAGTTGGTAAGACAGGTCGTAGGGAAAGTGGTTGTTGAGCTGAATGAGTGGAGGATGTAATTGTACTCGTTTGACGAGGTTGCGCCGTTGCTACGGTTGCTGCCATTGTTGCCTTGCTAATTGCTCTATTGTGTGGAAGATTTAGGCAGGTGGATGGCGCGCGCGTGCACGGCGCTGAGCGAAGCGGACAACCCGTGCCTTAATATGCGCGTGCACGGGGCTCCGTGCTCTAAAAGAAAGGCTATAGCCTTTCTAGTACTCTTGGAGGCGTTGCCTCCAAGTCTAATAAGCACCCTAATGTGTGCTTAGTACTCAGAATAAGTTGTAGGAACAGTTAAATCATTTGCAGCCACATCACCCATAAAATAGCCACCATTTTGCGCCATTTCAGGAGCAAATCCGCCAATACTCTGAGGGATAGCATTTAGGGTAGATGCGATACCACTTTGGGATGCAATTGCAGTGTTATCATTTTCAGGGGCAGGACGGAACATGCGTTCAGGATGGCGGAGTTTCTCAGGTGCATACGCATCCTCTTGCATTTCTGCATAAGGGTCGGTCGGCTGTTCCTGCGCCATAATATGACGTACTCCCTCAGGACCCTGCTGAGCCGGCGGGTTTGGTCCAGATGCTGCTACAGGGCGGTCTACAGGAACTGGCTTAGGTGTTTCTAAAACTGGCACTGGTTCCGGTTGAAACTCCTCAATTGCAGGAGGCATATAGCGAGCAGTAGGTACCGCTGGTTGAAGTTTCTCTAGAAATCCTGTATGTTTTAGAACTAATTGATATCCAAAATAAAGTACTATAATTGTAATAAAAACTTTTAGCAGGTCAAGCATTCGTATGAATCTGAAACACGTATGGAAAAATGCAATGCAACAAAAAGCGACAATTAGTAGATTGTGCGCATGTCGGGAATGTCCGCAAGAGAATTATTATTAAATGCAAAAATATATATGCGTAGGCATTTAGCAGGGCGCCTTGTAATTAATTACGCAGACATATATACGCTTGCAGTGCATATAATTGATCATATTCCTTTACATGTTGAGCAATCAGCAAATGTGAGAGGGACACTTGTAGTTCATGTTATTGATGCAGTTTTGCAGCATGAAGAACAATCTTACACGTTACAGGAGTGGGTGAAGACTGATTTTTATATTGAGATTTTAAAGGCTTATGAGACTTATTATAAGAAGATGGCTGAGAAGAGTAGTTGTTGGATGCGTTTTTTGGATTTATTTTGTTGTAAGAGGCGTGAGACTGTATTGCGTCCTGTTTTTTCTGGGGTATCGGTAAAAGTGCCGGCTGTTTTGCAGCATGAGCCGGCTGCTTTGCAGCATGAGCCGGCTGCTTTGCAGCATGAGTTTGTGGATGTTGATTTTTTAGGGAAGGAAGACAAGGCTGCGTATCCTCATGGGATGCCAATTGTGTAGAAGGCAATGGAGGCAGCTCCATAATTGTGCGATTCCAAATACCAATTGTTTCATTATTTGAAAAGACAGTATCTTTTAAGAGGATTTTAGAAGGCACCCATCCATCATTCATCTCCTCCACAATCTGCATAATTGTATGCGAGTCAATATGTTTTTGACTTATAAAACGAAAGGCTTTTGTTTCTCTATCATTACATTGTTCTAGCCATCCATCAATACCATAATGGATATGTAAAATGTCGCAATTAGAGATTGGTGGTAATTCATACGCACGCGTAAGGAGAATTTGTAAATATTTTCCCATGATATTTTAAAAATCTGATGTACTACATGATAAATTTGATTCTGATTTAAGCACTAGACGTGTAGCAAAGACAAGAATGCCTCCAAAGAAATCTACAGCTCAAGCCAAAGTTGCAAGTGCAGCATCAGCCGCGCAACAGCCAACGGAATGTCAAACAATTGCATTTACTGCAAAGGGTGAAATCAAAAAAGCAAAACTTTCCCTAACAGATGGTGTACTTACAGTTGCTGTAATGCAAACATATCTTAAAAAGAAAAATGAACCAGTTGAACTAGGTTCTTATAGCCATGAAGGAGCAACATTCTTCCTTTATGGCTATAAAGAAGGAAAATCTGGTACTGAAAATAAATATGAATTTCCTGTGCCATATGATGCATTAGAGGCGTATGGCGATGTGCTGCTAATTGCATCATCCGTTGGAAAAGTGGAACAGCCAGTCGCATTTACTCAAGCGCAATGGGAAGCCTTTTGTGAGCAGATGGGTGAAGGGGGGTTTGATGGATCGGATGAGGAAGCAGAACTTCCAGAGGTGGATGAAGAGGAAGAGGAGATTGATGCAGTTCCATCGGATGAAGAGGGTGGAGATGATGATGAGGAGGGTGGTGCAGAAGAGGAACTAGTAGAGGAGGAAGAAGAGGAAGTATATCGCAAACCGGCTGCAAAGAAAAAGAAGAGTTCTGCAGCGATCTCTTCTGGCTTTCAAAAACAGGTTGCACTTCAGTCCACACCTGGTTTTAAGGAGCTAGCAGAAACAGATAGTTCAAAGGGTGGTCTACGTGCAAGTGTGGTAGAGTTACTAAGTTTCCTTACAAAAATTGGATTTAAAAAGGAAGATGCTGGAATTCTAGAAGCTAGCATTTATGGTGCATCATATAAGGAAGCAGAGTCTCGTAATGTACTTAAACATTGGGATAATCCACTCTTTGTAAATTTATATCAAACAAATGTTCGCACAATTTGTTCGCAGCTACATCCATCTTCACCGGTGAAAAATCCTCGCCTAATTGAGCGTATTCAATTAGGAGAGATTACTCTAAAGCAGCTTCCATATATGACGCCATTAGAAATGTTTCCCGAAAATTGGAAGGAGCTTGCAGATAGACAAGCCATTCGTGAGCAGAAGATTCTAGAAGGAAATAAGGGAATGGCGACGGATCGTTATAAATGCGGGCGTTGTGGTAAGCGTGAATGTAGTTATTATGAGATGCAGACTCGATCTGCAGATGAGCCGATGACTATCTTCATTAGCTGTCTAAATTGTGGAAAGCGTTGGAGGCAGTAAATTAGCGTTAATCAATGCAGATAAGTTATCTTCCGTCATAGTAAATGGCAGCTGCACGAAATATAGATAATATAAAATATTTTGCACCAATTGCTATATCTCGTTTATATGAAAAACAAGCGCAGTTTTTTAACACATTAAATGATTCAAAGTGTCTAGCATTAAATATGAATCAGCGAAGAGTACAAAGTGAGAAACAATTTGAGAAGATGCAGAAAATGATATTTGCTAAAAGTAAGGATGGCAATTACACGACGCCAGCGCCAGCGGCTGCACAGGGGCAAGCAAAAAAGTCGCAGTCGCAGTCGCAGACGCAGACGCCACCAGAACTCCAATAAACATGTATGTCCGACCTTTCCTAATATATATGAATCATTGAAAAATAGCAAACCTGGTGATGATTTTTTTTCATATATTAATGGTCAATGGCTAAATAAAACAAAACTAACAAATAAAGAATCTGCTCGTAGCGTATCAAGTGAAATTCAAACAGTTATAAATGCTCGTTTAATGAAATATTTGCGCCATGCAATAAAGCACCCACATACAGCGGACGATCATGCTATTAAAGAATTTGTTGGTTCTTTTTTGCGTAAAGATGCAGATTCGCTTGCAAAAGAAACATTGAAAAAAATCCTTGACTCATTAAATTGTATAAATAATAAATCAGATGTTGCAGCTAAATTAGGAGAGTATGCATATAAATCTATGTGTAATTTAATTAATATATATGATGGTCCTGAAGAAAATGAATCTAAACATCTGCGTTTACATTTAGCATCACCACGAACTGGCTTACCTGCTGAAGATTATTATTTAAAAAATACTCCACATGAGAAAAAGATTTTTAATGCATATAAAAATTTATTAAAATTAATTGGTAAAGAATTAAAATTATCTAATTTAGAAGCTTTTGCAGATGAAGAATGCAAATATGCGCATATTATTGAAGAAGCGCGCGATGAAGAAAATATAAAAATGACAGGTAGTCAAATAGAAAATAAATACAAAGAAATTGATTGGGCAGCATTTTGGACAGCCTTTGGTTTTAAAGATTCTAGTTGGCGTAAACATATATTTGTTGTTGATTCACAAAAATGGCTTTCATATTTAAATAATATGTTTAAAACATTTGCAATTACAAATTGGCGCATATATTTACAAGGAATTATTTGTGTTTGTTATGGTGATTATTTAGGTAAAAATATTAAAAAAGAAATTTTTTATGTATATAATTATTTACTAAATGGTCAAACAACTCCATTAGATAAGTCAGCATATATTTTATTGTATTTAAAAAAATATTTGCAAATACCTGTATCTCGTATTTATGTTAAAAATACACATTCAACATCTTTTAGGAATGAAATAAAGGAATTTATAGAATCAATCCAAACGGCTGCAATTGATCGTATTCATGAAACAGAATGGCTTGATGTAAAAACACGTTCAGCCGCCGCTAAAAAAGTGCGCAATATTCATTTTGGAATATTATATATGACATCATCGTATAATTATAATACACCTAAATTAGGTGATAATTTAATAGAAAATATACAAAAAATAGGCGTTTCTTTAACAGAAAAATCTATACGCGATGTATCACATAAATACACAACTGACCAATGGGATGTTCCTGTATTTACTGTAAATGCATATTATTTAGCAGCAGGAAATCGTTTAGTAATTCCATCTGCAATTGCAAATCATCCATTTTATTGTAGTCATGCATCGCCTGGTTTCAATTATGGTGCATTGGGCGCGGTTATTGGTCATGAAATAACACATGCATTTGATGATTATGGAAAAGATTTTGATGAAAATGGAAATCGCGCCGATTGGTGGTCAACCGCTGATAAACGGCGATATACTATAACAGTTGATAAAATTATTAAGTTTTATAATAAAACTAAACTATATGGTCGCCATATTAATGGAGAACGTACATTGGGCGAAAATATTGCAGATTTGGGCGGGGTTGCAATATCATTACATGCTCTTAAAAAATATATGGATGCACAGTCATTTGATTGTAATACACGGACGCAAAATTTGCGGAATTTTTTTAGTGGGTTTGCAATATCATGGAGAGAAAAGGAACGTCGTGAACATGGGCTGCGCGAGCTAATTGTAGATGTACATTCACCAGCAATTAGTCGTGTAAATAATATTGTTCCACATTTTCAAGAATGGTATGATGCATTTTCTATTACAGATAGTGATGCAATGTATATAGCACCTGAGAAACGTATACGAATTTTTTAAATAGATGGTCTAAAAGACGCTAATAATTCCACTTTTTGCTGTTCTGTATAAAAAAATAATACATCATCTTGATGCACTCGTATATGCTGTACCACAGAGTTTTTATTACTCTGTACTAGCATTGCATCTTGCTGCAATGGTACTTTTATAGTATGCAGCGCATTTTTAATTGTTCGTATTAAAATAAATTCAACACCATTACGTTTTGAATCTATTATATCATGTAATACCATTTCTTCTTTTAAATAAAATCCACGTGTTAAAACTATATATGGCTTATTTAGCTCTAATTGTGCTATTAGGCGGATTGGATAATTGAGCTCTTTTTTATAATCTTCAATATTCGTAGATACTGGTTCTGAAATAGATGTTGTTATTGTAGATATTTGTTGTTGTACGCGTACGTCTAGGAGTTTACTACCAGCAGATGAATGAGTTGGTGCTGTTGCAGCTGCAGTTGATTTTGTTTGCCCTGATGTTGCAGATGGACCTGTCGCGGCAGATGGACCTGTCGCGGCGGACGGACCTGTCACAGCAGATGGACCTGTCGCAGCAGATGGACCTGTCGCAGCAGATGGACCTGTCGCAGCAGATGGTTTACTGCTAGTTGTCGATTTTGCACTTTCATTATTTATAGATGGTTCTGTTGCAATAGATCCATTAATAGAAAAAATATCAGATCCTAAATCAGAAATAATCGAATCTGTTTCATTATCTTTTGTAGAGCTAGCACCAGCACTCATTTAATAGTTTTTTTATTTTTGTTCTGGATTTTTAAACACTTTTAATAGAAACTATTAGGAAGGATTAGTAGATCGCTAAGGCGCCAATATTCATATGTACCATTTGGCATTGGGCGTTTAATAATATAAGGGAGGCGCCGTTGTTCAAGTTCCATGCGTGCAATTTCCTTAGGGTTTGAAATATGTGCAGGAACATTAATATATGCAGGAGCTCCTTGAGAAATCTCATTTGCACGATGTCCAATAATTTTGGTAATTTCGTATTTATTTAGAAACGGATAAGACAGATGATTTTTATCAACTGCATCAATACCTTCACGAGGTCCAGCCGGAATAATTTGCAAATCTAGTTTTTGAACAACTGTTTCAATATAATCCAAAGAACATTCAGGGTGTGCTTTATATAATTTCTTAAAAGCAATATCTTGCGTTACTGCATTATCGGTATCTTGCTCCTCTTCAAGACCTTCCTCGATACCTTCATCATCAATAGAGTCATAATCTTCGTCGTTTGCTGCCATGGCTTGTCCTATCTTACAGTGTAGGTTAGATAGGAAATCAATTTTCTCAGCACCTTAAAATAGTTTCATTAATACTTAATCATTTATATAATAGCCAGTAATATAAAATGTATAGGTAATTTAGTGGTGACTTTTAAAATATATGACTACTATATTTTTAAAAGCCAATTTACTGCGAACAATTAGATTGCACGAACTGCCTAAAAAACTTGATTCATGTAGAGTTAGACAAGATGAGTACCAAGCCCCTTAACGATACGTTGACTGACAATTCAACAATGCAAGCCGAATCTGCAACCATGCCTATTACAAATGATGAAGTAGTCGTATATGACTCCTTTGACAAAATGGATCTGCCCGAAAATCTTCTGCGCGGTATTTATGCGTATGGTTATGATAAACCTTCCAAAATCCAGCAGCGTGCAATTGTACCAATGAGAAATGGGCGTGATATTATTGCACAATCCCAGTCTGGTACAGGAAAGACTGGTACATTTAGCATTGGTGCAATGAGTATTATTGACCCTGAACTAAAAGCACCACAAGTGCTTGTCCTATCTCCTACTCGTGAACTTGCACAGCAGACTGAGGATGTTGCACGCAATATCGGTCTATATCTGAAAATTCAAGTCCATTCTGCAACAGGCGGTCCCCCTATTGCGGAGGACATCCGTGCGCTTCAGCGCGGTGCTCAATTTATTGTCGGTACACCAGGTCGCATTTACGATCTAATTCGCCGTGGTGCTCTGAAGCTCGATGCAATGCGTGTACTCATCATGGATGAGGCGGATCAGATGCTAGAAGACCGTTTCCGTGAGCAGGTGCATTGTATTCTAGAGTTCAAGTTCCCACCTACTACCCAAGTTGCTCTCTTTTCCGCAACTATGCCACCCGAAGTAACGGAGGTTGCTGAGAAGTTCCTACAGAACCCGTGCCGTATTCTTCTACCACCTGATGAGGTTACTCTTGAGGGTATTAAGCAATATTATGTGGAGCTTGATCGTGAAGAGTGGAAGTTTGACGCGCTTATGGATCTGTATAAGCATCTGACAATTAACCAGCTGCTCATTTTCGTGAATAAGCGTCAGAAGGCGGAATGGCTAGCAGCTCGCCTTTCTGAGAATGGTTTTACGCTGGAGTGCATTCATGGAGATATGGATGTTGCGGAGCGAAAGAAGCGCATGAATGATTTTCGCAAAGGAATGGTGCGTGTGCTGATTAGTACCGATCTTCTTGCACGCGGCATTGATGTGCAGCAGGTAAGCATGGTTATTAATTATGAGCTCCCAATGCAGCGTGAAAATTATATCCATCGTATTGGTCGCTCTGGTCGCTATGGTCGTAAAGGTGTTGCAATTAATCTGATGCTGACAGATGAAATGCGGGCTCTAAAAGAGATTGAGACCTACTATAAGACTATGATTACTACCCTTCCTTCTGATCTTTCTAACCTCGGCAATTAGATGTGTGTGTGTGTAAGTAAAAAATAATATAAAAATATATAAATAAAAATATAAAAGCGCAAAGCGCATTATTATTTTTATTTAATTATGTTCACCGCTCCTGCTATCACGAATATCAAATCGGCAAGTAGGACAACGAACACTAGTTTCAAAATGACGTAAGATACAGGAGTCATGAAATGCATGCCCACAATACGTAATTGTTCGTACTGTATTACTAAGTGCAAAATTTTCTTGACATATAACACATACACCAGGAGGAACAGGTTCTTCACTAATTGTATATGTATTTGTTGCATTAATAATTGTTTCACGCGATGGCGCAACTATAACAGGTGTTAGAGGAGGTATTGTTGTAGCTGGTGCTGCAAATAGCCCTAATAGTGTAAGAAGTGCTGTTGTATTTTCAATATCATATGGTTCACCCACTGTAGTTGTAGCGGGTAGTGTAAAATCAAACATAGTTGTAGCAGTAGTTATAGGCGCGGGAGCAGTCGTTGCAAATAAATTAGCATATGTATTAAGTGGTGTGTTTAATGTTGGCAACTGCATTCTATAATTATCAGATCGTGGTTGTGTCTGCTGCTGCTGTGCATGTGTCTGCCATCTGCGACCAGGTTGTCGCGGTTGTCGCGGATGTGTCTGCCATCTGCGACCAGGTTGCTGACGCTCAGCTTGTGCGGTCGAAAATCTGTCAAATCTATACTGTGTAATAGAACGTATATAATTTAATACATCTTGTACATTATTAAATCTGCGAGGATTATATAATAAATCAGGGAAATAGTTATGTAAATCATCTAATATCCCAACTCCATAATATGTATTATAATCTTGATTATTATGTAACATTTACACGATCTCTAATAGACAGATGTGGGCTAATTTTAAACGCTGAACGCAACCAGATTAAGGACAGTTGGCTACTATCCTAATAGCAATATGTCGGATTCAACTGAGAAAACTCAAGAGCTTCGAGGAATTTGTGGATTAATTAACCTTGGAAATACATGCTATCTAAATGCAAGTATACAAATTCTAAGGTCAATTCCTGAATGGGCTGCATTTTGTGCAAATGATAAGCTATTAGAGGGTTGTGCGAAGCCAGATTCCAAGGAAGCCCGTATTCTAAATAGTTATGCAGATTTGACTCGTGGAATGTGGTCACAAACAATCCCTCGTATTTGTCGTCCAGCACTTTTCCTAAAAGATATTCGTGAAGCAGTTAGGGATACAATTTATGATCAGTTTGCAGCTCCCATTCCAAATGATGGGCATGAATTTATGCAGTATCTACTTGATCAATTTCATGAGGCGCTAAAAACAGATGGTATTGAAGCGTCTGAAGAAACAGCGAGTGAGAAAGCATGGTCTACAATCTGGTCAAAGGAGTATTCGCCTCTTGCACCTATATTTTTTGGATCTGATCGTGTACAATGCATTTGTTCTCATTGTGGAAATATTTCAACGCGGTATGAAACATTTAACATGCTAAAAGTCCCAATTAGTGAGACAGGGGAATCGTTTTGTGATATGCTTGCAAAAGAGCGTGAGCCGACTGAGATTGAAGATTATGCATGTGATAAATGTGCACCTGAACGCAGAAAAGCACTTATTGTACGGAAATTTATGAAACTGCCGCGGTGCTTAATGTTTGTATTTCGTCGTTTTAATGAGAATCGCACTAAAATTCAGAAACCAGTTGTTGGATGTGATTCCATTTCATTCAAGGATTTTTTTGCAGAAGAGAATGATGATGAAAGTGCAACATGGAATTATACACCAATTGCAACACTTGATCATTTAGGAAATCATATGGGTGGGCACTATAATGCACAGACGTATAATTGTGTAATGAAAAAATGGTTCATGTATGATGATACAAATGCGGTTGAAATTCCAAATCCTCAATTTGGTTCAACAACATATATTGTGGTACTAAGACGGCAGGAGCCGTCTAACTAGTGCAGATGCTATGGCATCTGCGGTACTAAGGCGTCAGGAGCCGTCTAACTAGTGCAGATGCTATGGCATCTGCGGTACTAAGGCGTCAGGAG